GTTAGCACGAGAACGACCAACAGCATCGATTTCGTCAATGAAGATAATGCAAGGAGCATTCTTCTTGGCTTGCTCAAACATATCACGGACACGAGAAGCACCAACACCAACGAACATTTCAACAAAGTCAGAACCTGAAATACTAAAGAACGGAACACCCGCTTCACCGGCAACTGCTCTTGCTAATAGTGTCTTACCCGTTCCAGGAGGTCCGACAAGTAGAACACCCTTAGGAATCTTACCACCTAGTCGTTCAAACTTATGTGGATCTTGTAAAAACTCTACAACTTCCTGTAAGTCTTCTTTTGCTTGATCTACACCAGCAACATCTTCAAAAGTCTTAGTACCACTTGCTTCTGTCAGCAACTTTGCTTTTGATTTACCAAAAGACATTGGACCGCCCATGCCCGGACCTTGTCTTCGTGATAGGAAGATCCAAAGACCAAAGAAGAATACAACTGGTAATAGATTTAGAAATAGATTAGTCCAAAAAGACGATTCAGGACTATCTGACTTGACCGTGATGTGAACCTTATGTTCCTCTAGTTTAGGCATAAGGTTTGTAAGGGATGCGACATATGTGGTGAACGTTCTATTGTCGCTTGTATAATGACCCATGACTTGACTACCGTAAATAGTAATGTCATGGACATTGTTACGTTCCACTTGTGTCATAAAGTCTGTATAGGCAATTTCATTAGCGGTGTTACGACCTCTTGACTCCATAGTAAAGGCAAAGAGAATAGCACCAATAAGTAAAAATGCCACCCAAGGTATAAGTTTTTTCATATTATATTCCTATACTGTTTCAACCTGTAAGGCTTCGTTATAAACATCAATCATAAACTTTTTCATTCTACTATTATCTACAGGTAATGTCAACCCCTCAACATACTTTTTTAGTATTGTTACGGTATCTTCTGCTTCATCTATTTCATCCGATTCTTCATTCTCTAATAGAACTGTAGGGTCTTCTACTATCTGAATATCTAAAGGACCTACTTTATAGATAGAGTCAAAGAGCAAATCAAATGCGTATGGATTACTTTTATTTATGACGACCAGTTTGACATAGCAATCTTTATACTTACTGAAATCTGTGTTCTGAATTTTCTCTACAATATCAGGATTAGCAACATCATCATACTTAGCAATACGAAACATTCTGTAAGGATTCTGAATAAATTCTAGAACTTTAGATTCAGTATCCAAGACTGAAAATCCTCTAGGGTCCGAGTAATCATGCCAAGTATATTCACCAAAGGCACCAATATAAGTAATATTGCCAACAGTGCTACGGTGGTGATAGTGACCAGAGTAGACCGCATCAAAGTTTTCAAATAGTTTCCTGTCAAGCCCATGATCTGATATTAATCCTCTATGCATTGTGAAACCGTTTAACTCAAGGTGTCCCATGAGTATAGATGCCTTGGGATGCTTGATTGCTTCCATTGACTCGTTATAGTTAGAGTCTGTAATCCAAGGCATCAACTGAATGTCTAGGCCATCGATAGATATAACGCTAGGAGTAGAATGAGTCCTAATGTGACGAAATCGTCCAGATACAACTTCGGCGAGGGCATTGACCTCGTGCGTATCCTTGTAATAAGAGTCGTGATTGCCTTGTATAATGTGAGTTTCAATGCCTCTCTCCTCTAATGGTTCAAAGAAGTCTTCTCGCAATCTCTTGGCGGACATGAAATTGATATACTTGCGGCGATCATAGATATCACCAAGATGAATTACATGCTTGATGCTATGCTTATCAATATAGTCAAAGAACCATTGCCAACATTTCTTTTGATACAACTGAAATGCCGGATTATCATTTCTAACTCCAGCATGTGTATCAGTCGGCATAGCAATCATCGCCATAACTTTTCCTTTATCTCATAATATATATTCTTGGACACAGTATATACTAAAAAGATGATTTCGTCAATCTTCTCGGGTAGCCACTTTATACGTTTCAAGTTCCGATTCCCTTAGCCATCCAAGATTTATCATTCGTCGCATTATCTTTTCTTTATCTTGCTTAGTCAAAGGTACAGGTTCTACAACTTTATCACAGAACCATTCTATATTCCTATCTACCTCGGCGACGAAATCATCTATGTCCATTATCTTTGTCCTTTACCATATCTCGGCGGTTTCATGGTACCCATCTCAATATCGTAATCAACGATTGCCTTTTCGCAGGCTCGTCTAATTGATTCCAGTCTCATACGATAGTTACCACGAACATGCACCCGTTCTTTCTTATCTGATAAGGTAGCAATCAGGGTTTGAACCTGAAATGGAACCTCAAACTGTTGATTCTCTTCCTTCGTTGTCATCATCTTCTCCTACAAACTTTTCAAGACCTTCTTTGGCTAACTTTCTCTTTTCCTTTTTGGCCTTTTCCCTTGCCTCAAAATTCTTAATAAACTCATTAAGATTATCATACATTGTAGAGGAAATCAAGTGATTGTCGTCTCCGTCTACCATAAGCGATGCATCAGGTGTATCCAATACAGATTCCTGAAACTTCTTATACATTATATATCTATTCTTTTCTTCTTTTGAAATGCGCCTATGAAAAGCATAGTAAATGATTTGTGTGAAGTATGCGAAAGGATTTTGACTGATCTCCGGATTGAAGTTGTCAAAGTAAAGGAAGCAGTTCTCTAATGCGTCAGATTTCATCTCATCAATAAAAGAATAGTTCATGAACCTAGGCTTACGAGCCAAGTTTTCGGTAATCAGCCAAATACACTTACCACAATACTCTGTGACACGAGGCTTTTCACGACCTTCATCCGATGCCTCTTTACATCTTCTCTTATAATCTAAGATATCCTCTAGAAACTTTTGATTATCTACATAGTGGTTTGGTTTTTTTGCCATAGAAAGACCTTTGTTAAAGTTCACACATTATATCACATAAAAAACTTTTGTCAACGGGATTTTTCCCTTGACAAGTTTTTCAACTTAGGTTATAATGACCTCCGTAACCAACCACCAGATGCAGTCTGGCGAGCGAAGCGAGACAAACTTGCGAAGCAAGTTTTCTACTGTTGTTGCTCACTTAACAAAGCCTGGTTCGGTTAGCATCGTGAGTTTGTCTATTTGCTTCTTAAGCACAGGACCCCTGTCGGGCCATTTGATAATAGGCTGATCGGAATTCTTTGCTAGGTTCTGTAATAGCGGTAGATAAATCTTACGAATAGCATTCAATCTATTCTTTAGATCAGTGATTTCGTCCGACGCAGGTGCTAATGCCTGTGCTGCTATTTCATCTTCACTTCCGAATGAAAATCCGAAATCATCTGTTAAGTCTTTATCATCAAATGTTAAGTATGGATTAGTTTCTGTTGCCATTAGTGCATGGTCCTCTTGCTACCTATTTTTTCCATAATCTTGTTATATAATTCATATTCTTCCTCGTCAGTCATACCGGAAGATTCTTGCGGTTCAGGTTCCTCCTGAACATACTGACTCTTATCAGTATATGTCTGAACACTATCCCAATAGTATATATTCATCTTCTCAGAGACATCTGTGATAAGCATAACATCCTCTGCATGTATAGTGAAAATCTGTTCGTCACAAATCTTTGGAAACACCCACGGCATAAACATAACAGACAAATATCCGGTAGTTTCTGTCGGCATGTAAACAACCTTAAGAGGATGACAGAGAGTATAAACAATACCATCTTCATCCTCCATCTCTATTGTTTCAGCAATCACATCATCACCATTTTGCAAACGTAGGAACTTTGCAATAGGTCTATCATCAGACATAGTTTATCCTTTCATGGATATTTTGTAGATTTTGAACTTGAACTGTTCTTCACTATAGGTTTTAAGTCTTTCAAAGAAATGTTTGAGGGTAAAGTTTTCTCTGGCCTTCCACTTAAAGTCGTCGGCAATGTCATAGAGGGTGGCGGATTTCTTTGTGTCACTAACCCTAAGACCTCTACCGATTGATTGTAAGTTACGAATCTTGGACTTGGAAGGAGATGCAAAGACCACATTATCGAGGGCCACAATGTTAGTGCCAGTGCTAAGAACACCAACGGACCCAACAATAATGGCAGATGACTCGCTTTCAATAATTCTACGAATTTCTTCTCTTGACTCAACGTCTGTTCCTCCGTGTATGAAAAATATTTTTCTTCCATCTTTCGCCTTCTTCTTTATCATATCATATAGAATCTGTCCGTGAGACTCCACATAGTTAAACAGTAAGAGAGTATTTCCGTCGAGAGATAACGCAAGATTAACAATAAACTTGTTTCTCTCTGGATTTGAAATAATGTATTTCACCTCATCTTGATAACTTGCTGATTTCATATACTGACATTCTTCTTCACTATACTTTAGCAATAAGCATTTGATTGTTAGTTCTGCTAACTGCTTCTTTTCCATCAGTTCTGCTGACGTAGTGGCACGATAGACTTGACCAAACAATCCTATCAACTGCCATTCGTGTGACTTGGCACCAGATAATGTTCCTGTTACACCTAATCTGTATTCAGCCTTAGTGCATTTAGATACGATATCAGTCAGTGCTTTGGCCTGTGCTTGATGCACCTCGTCACATATAACATAGTCAAACTTTTGAAAATACTCTTTTGGCAATCTCTGTAATGACTGCCAAGTGGATATGATAATAGGATGCTGCGAGTCTTTGTCTTTACCAGAGTAAACTCTCCAGCAATACTTGAACATATCTTTACCATTCTTTACAGAATAGTCCTGAAAGTCTGAAAACATTTGCTCAACAAGTGCAGACCGAGGAACGATTAAGAGTCCTCGTTTTCCTTGCTTGAGTAGGTAGTTGCATACAAGATATAGCAGCAAAGACTTGCCAGAACCAGTGGGAGATAATACAATCCTTCTCCTAGACCGAATAGCATGAACGAATGCATCCAACTGATAGTCTCGGGGAGGATGTTTTGGATTGAGTGTATCAACAAATTCTTTTGCCTCTTCTATTGAAAATGATGTATCAAGGTCTTCGTCGGCATACTCATAGGTATATCCTCTGTCCTTTATCCAATCAAGTATCTGTGGTGCAAGACCTCGATAGATTACACGAGTTGCAGGATTGAATAGTCGTAGATAACCATCCCAGAGTTTCTGTTTGTAAGAAGGAACAAACTGAAACCCTGGTGGACGAAACGAGAATGCATCTCTAAGTTCCCATGCTATACTTTCATCGCATTGGACTTTAAGATATGTTTCGTCGTGATTATATAGAATCAAATGGTTCATTATTTACCTGAGGAGAGTTGAATATACTTGACGTAGTTTCCAAGGTCCCATGTTCTAGAGTGTAGAGATTTTAGAACATTCTCACAATAAGATACAATCTCTTCATGAGCAACCTTCTTGAGTAACAGTTTATTTAGTTCGCTGTCGGTTTCAAGTTTACGAGCAATCTGTGGATTAGATAGAACATGCTGCATAGGTTCCCAACCACGTTCTTCTAAGTCTTCTTGTGTAAGATGACCAAGATAATAATCTTCACGCAAACCTTTTAGCAGTTTGTAATCTGCTTCCATCTTACGAACAAGATGCCTATGATATGACATTACATTTAAGTATTTACCATGAAGATGTGAAATTTTTAGAAGTTCTTTTTCCATAGATGTAGAGTCAATAACGGAATCTTCTGCCCAAGCAGTCATTAGTATTTCAATAGATACCGGTGGTTTCATAATATATTCCTTTCAGCAGACTTTCATTATATCACATCAAAATCTGAAAGTCAAAGTCTTTCTAATTCAAAGCGGTCGTAGCGGAAGGTAATGTCACAGGTAGGAATCGTATCAGCGTCTACCTTGGTATCAAAATTAATACCGCTTAGAGAGGTAGGATGACAGTTAAGGAACTTGATACGCAAATTAGGATTGTTTGAGTTTGTATTGATGGTTAGATAACCATCGTAGTATAGACCAATGGCAGGATTGGCAATAGTCTTGCGTAGGTATTCTTGATATTCTTTTGGACGTGTTAGTCCTTGTAGCCACTTGTATGACTCTTCCCATATTCTAAGGTCTTCATCAACCAATGCTGTTAGTGTTAGGCCTTCATATACAAGTTTATCACCATGACGATATGTTGCTGAGAATGGAGTAGGTACCAAAACTTCTGATGTTGATACGGTAGGTAGTATTGCAGTCTGACAGAAATACTTTAGAAATGGCATGTCAGGTATAATGAAAGTATATTTCGTGCTTTGCAGCAACGATGTGTTTTCTGGTGTGTTCTTTGTATATTCTTCAAATGCCATGGTAGTCCTCCACACTATATTTAGGGCATAAAAAAAGCGGGGACCGAAGTCCCCGCCTTCAAGTTTAACGCATCTAACTCTTAGGTTAGATTGCGAACACGGAAGATGCGGTAATAAATGTTTGCCTTACCGCTTGTGTTACGATCAGCAACAACACCGTCACCATCAGCGGTAGCAAATGGGTTTGCGACCATGCCGTAACGAGTCTTGAAGCCAATCTTTGGCTGGAAGGTATCCTGACCGATTGCACGAACCATCTGTAGTGGAACGTATGGGCAGTAGAATAGACCAGCGTCGAATGGAGAAGATCCCTTATAACCAACGGTTACTAGTTCGTCACCGTTAGCAGAACCACCGAAGTAAGGATCGATGTAAACCTTGATACGGCCATGTAGTAGACCAACGAAGGTGTTGCCTGTGTCGTCAACGGTTAGATCGGCAGATAGAGCAGGTGTATAAGAAAGAACACCAGCCATTGCCATAGCAGATGCAACGTCAGAAGAAACGATTAGGACGTTACCCTTACCACGACGGGTTGCCTTGGCGATAGCGTTACACTCACGCTCGATGTGGAAAATTAGACCCTTGAACTTCTCAACTGACCAACGGCCATTGGAGTCTGTGTCAAGATCGAATGTACCAGCGGTTGTAACACCATACTGAGCACCAACTGTAGCAGAACGATAAATTGTGCGGATAACCTCACGATTGATTTCAGCAAGAATCTCTGTGGAGAGAATGTTTGCTAGTTCTGTCTCTGCATCAAGACCGTGGATTGCCTTAAGGTCCTGTGCAAGTTCAGTGGTGTATTCTGCCTTTAGGGCTCTTGAACGGGCAGTAACAGTGACCTTGTCAATGTTGAATGCCATTTCAGCGAAGTGATTGCCAGCGCCGTCACCTAGTGTTTCAGCCTGAGCGGTTGTCATACCCTTACCAACGCCATAAACGTCAGAGTCACCTAGATCAAATACTGGATTGGTGTTGCCTGTAGCACCGTTAACGGCACCGGCAATACCACCAGCAGAGTTCTGACCAGAGAATGCTGTGTTTGCTTCTAGGAATAGTGCTTCACCCTGTCCACCAGCACCCTGTGCCTGCTGCTGCTTATAGCGTGAACGCATAGCGAAGATAAGTCCTGTTGGACCTGTCATTGGCTGAACGCCGCAGACATCGTATGCGATTAGGTTAGGAAGCGCACGACGAACTAGGGAGATAAGAATTGGATCGTATGAACCAATTGCTGTACCTGCACCTAGACCACCACCAGAGTTAGTTGGTGCTGCTTCGTTAAGTGTGCGGGCTTCCTCAGCCATTGCCTTTTCTTGGTTCTCAAGAATAACGGCAGTAACTGCACGACGATAAGAGTCCTTAATTGGGTTGAGACCGTTATGGTCCAGAACTGGGGACCACTTGTTCTCTAGATTTTCTGTAAGATACATTTTAGTTTCCTTCTTTCTATTTTAACTAAGTTAAATTAACGTGGGAGAGTTCTGCCAAGTGCCTGAACGTAGCGACCCATTGGTCCTTCAAGGGTGCTTTCAGTTAGCGCCTGTGGATCATTGGATGACTCTACTCTATCAAGAACTGAATCGTTCTTTACAGCAGTTGGGAAATAGTTCTCTCTTAGTGTCTCGATTTTATCGATAAACTCTTCATCATTTGTATAAGCAACGTTCTCAAGCAGAGAAGCGAACTTGTCTGCCTGGACATCTGTTAGACCTTCGCAAACAGCACCAATTAGTTCTGACTTGCGAGCCTCAGAGATAACGCTGCGTAGTTCAACGTTACGCTGAATTTCTTCATTAAGTTTTTCTTCTAGTTCCTCAACGGTTGAAGATAGTTCCTCAACAACGTTTACTGAATCTTCTGGAACGTCGATATAATGTTCTGCGAATAGGGCACGAAGACCTGAAATGAAATCTTCTGTTAGTTCACTACGTAGAGCGGACTCAACAGCAACTTCATTCTCTTCAATCCACTGTTCAACAACATAGTTTAGATAGTCGTCAACGTTGGAAGCAAGTTCTTCCATGATTTCGTTGACTCTCTCTTCTAGAGTCTCGGCATATGCCTGTTCTAGTAGAGCAACCTCTTCTTCTAGTTTTGACTTAACTGCGGCTTCAAAAATTGTGGTAGCCTTAGCATGGAAATCTTCTGATAGGTTTTCACCTGCTAGAAGGGCATCAACATGCTCGGACATATCAACT